CGCCTGGCGCGACGAAGTCGGTCGGCAGGAACGTGACGTACTGCAGCACGCCGTTCACCCGCACCTCGAGCACCTCTCCGCCGCCGAGGACGAACGGCTCGGTCATGGGCGCGTTGTTCACGGACGCGGGCGTGCCGTTGAACGTGGTCGCGACGCTGCCGCCTCCCGCGTCGATGTCGATATGATCGCCATCGGTCATCGGGAACGGCCCGATCTCGGTGCCGGGTCCGACGACTGCGGGCGTCGCGGCGGTGCCGCTCGTCTGCAGCATGGTCGATCCCTTGGCCGCGGTGTACGTGGTCGGGTCGGTCAGGTCGGTGAAGTGACAGGTTCTGCTCACCCACGCGAAGCTGCCACCCTGGCCGAAGAACCCGTACATCGCGATCGCGACGGGCGAGTCGAGCGTGAAGCCGCCGTACACGCGATTGTACTCGTCGAACGAGGTCAGCAGCGTGCGGTCTGCGATCGGTCCGCGCTCGGTGATTCCGCAAGCGAGAAGCACGGCGCTCGGCAACGCGGTGATCGCCGGGATGTTCGGCTCCTCCTCCAGAATGACGACTTTCGATGCAAGAAGCTCAGTCGATGCCATCTCTTTCCTCCATGTTCACCCGGTTGCCGAGTGTCGTTTGTGGTTTCGCTACTTCTTCTTCTTGCCCTTGTCGTCACCCTTGCCGGTGGCGTCCTTCGGTTCGTCCTGCTTCTTCGTCTTGGGCGCGGCCTTCTGCGGCTCGGCCTTGTTCGGCGCGGCGAGGATTGCGATCTCCTTCTTGGCGAGCGCGCGCTTGATGTCGGGTGCCTCGCACACCGCGCCGGGCATCGGTGCGGAGCGCCTGAGCGCTGGCACGTGGATGGATGCTGGCGAGCCGTTGCGACAGAGGCAGCGGCCACCCTTCACGCAGACGATCTGGTGCGGCAGCACGAAGATTTTCATCTGCTTGGTCAGGTTGCGGATTATGACTTGTCGCATCGTTTTCCTCCTACGGCCCTGTCGGTCCGATCGGTTGCACCTGCGCGACGGGTTCGCCGTCGTTGTCGGTGATCAACCATCCACGTTGAACGATCGTACCAGCTTCTTCGTCGACATGCACGCCACGGATGACTACGCCCGCCGTGGCTACGAACAGGTCGCTCTCGTTGGCCTCGTTGTCCTCGACGGTCGGCTGGAACGGCCACAGCATGTCGATTTCGAAATCCTTGTGCGGTCCCGTCGGATCGGTCGGATCGTCTGGAACGCGGACGACGATTATGTCGCGGAACATCAGCATCACCGACTGCGCCATGCTGAACAGGTGCCTCGAGCTGTCGGCGTACAGGTAGACGTCGAAGTCGAAGTCGACCGTTACCGGGAAGCGCCGCCGCATCCACATGGTCGGGTCGATGCTGTCCTGCTCTATCTCCTCGCGGTTGATGCTGTAGAAGCGATTGACGGCCGTTCTCGGGCCGACGAGGTGCACAGCAGGGGCAGCGGCGCGAAGGCGCTGGTCGTCGAGCGCAGCGGTCGCTGCGTCGCGGCTGACGGTGACGAAGGTCTTGTCGGTGACGTGTCGCTTGAACAGGTGCTGGAACTCGCGAATGACGCGCTGAAAGTAGCTCTCGGTCGACAGGCTGTGCCGATCGATCTGGTAGGCGTCCGCGAGCGTGACGTTCTCCCCTGGGATCTCGACGCCGCTGTCGTCGAGGTTGGCGACACGTACGTCGAGCGCGAGCGGGAAAGGCACGTCGTACGCGCCTCTCCACTGAGGCACGCGAGCGAGAATCAATCCGTCGTTCGCGGAGTACGCCCACTCGGACTCGACGCCCTCGAACTTGACGGACACGGTCTTCGGCTGCGGGCCTCCGAGGTAGCCGGTCGGCGGTGGCGGTGGCGGCAGACGAAAGCCCGAGCCTTCGACGCGGACGATGTTGTCGCCGCGAGTCGAGCCGCTGCTCGGGTTCACCCCTGCTATGGTCGGCACCGTCATATGATCTTCCAGCTCACGTTGCCCTTCGAGGTGTAGGCGGCTTTCACCTCACCCTTGAACGGCTTTCCTTTGGTCGAGTCGGTCAGCGTAAACGTCTTCATCCCCGACTTGTACGGCTCCTCGAGTCCCACCATCGCCGCGACGTGGATCATGAGGCGCTTGTTCGTGTCCTTCTTCCACTGGTCGAACGCGGGGCGGAGGTACGGCCTCGCCGGTATCCTGCCGTTCTTCGTTCCGAACTCGTGCACCTCGGCGATGTTCGCGATCGGTTGCCCGCTCGTCTTGTCGACGTGCATCTTGTGAACGCCGACGAAGTAGACGCTTCCGAAAAGGCGGACGACGGTTATGCTCCGAATCAGATCGCCCTTGTCGATGAGCGCCTTGCTCGACTTCTTCCTTTTCTTGGTCGCTGGCTTGAGCGGCAGAAACTTTTTCCCCGCCGGTGCCTGCCGCCGAATACCCATGACGATCATGCGGCGCAGCAGATGCGCCTCCATGCCCGCTGCTCTGCTGACCGCCGCGGGCAGCGCCTTCTTGATGCCGTCGAGCTTGAGCAGCGAGGCGTACGCGTCCTCGATCTCTATCTTGAGGCCGATCGACGTCTGCGCTGGTACTGCTGACGTCATGTGCGCTTCCTCTCCGGCGTGCCTTTCCGGTCGTAGTTGCAGTACAGGTACAGCAGGTTCGTCTTCGGCGTGCCGAACGCGTTGAGGCCGTACCCGGCGCGGCTCATGCCGTCGACGAACATGCCGGGCGGATCGTCGAAGCGCTCCTCGAGGTTGCCCTTGACGTCGTGAAGCTCGACTACCTTGTCACCGGCCTTGAACAGCGGCTGGCGGTCGGCGTCGAGCAAGCCGAGCTTCTCGAGCTCTGGCCAGTGAAGTACGACGACGATGTCGCAGTCGACGTCCTCTCCGGCCCGCGTGAACTGCGGGTTTCCCCACTCCTTGCGTCGGTCGAGCTGACAGTGCAGCTGGTCGACGGGATGGTATCGACGCGACGACGATCCGAGCAGACTGCCGTCGTCGACTGGCAGCGGCTCATGGAAGTCGGGGTCGTAGCCGCCGCCAGGGACAGCCGCTGTCGCCGCGGTGTCGAGCCGCGCGATGCTGACGAGGAACTGCTGTATCAGTCGCCCGCGCATCAGACCACCTTGCAGTCGAACGGCGCGGCGTACATCTGCAAGGTCTTGTCGACCTCGATGTCGCCGGTCAGTCCGTAGCTCGCGTCGGCCGTCGAGGGGCTTGCGAGCGTGTAGGATTGATCGCGAGTCTTCTCGCCTGTCACCTTGCCGCCAGCGACGAGCGCCGCCGCTTCGTCGAAGGGCACCATCTTGAGGATCGCGAGCTTCGTGCATGCGCGCTTGATGGCGGCTGGCGTCTCGCCGTAGTCCAAAGGCACCTGGCTACCGACGACCGTCTCGCCGGTGTGTCCGTCGAATGACAGATCGGTGTAGCCAAAGATCCCGCCGACGCGAATCGACTTGCGCGCCTTCGGGAAGCGCCCGCCACCGTAGAGGCGCTGCACGTCGACCGGGATGCGCGCGTCTCCCCACGCGATGCGCGGGTCGGCGCGGTCGTCGGGGTTGACGATGCCGTGCGTCAGGTGGCGGTTGTAGATTTCGAACTCTGCGACCTCGAGCGACTGCTCGTCGACCTCGATCGACTGCACGGCGATGATCGGCACCTTCGGCCAGAGCGTGTCGATGCTCTTGCCGTCGAGCATCATCCAGCGGAAGCGCGGCTCGAACCACTGCCGAGTGATCCGGTCGATGAGCTGTGTCGCTTGGACGATGGCGGCTCGGACGACGTCGCTCGGGTAGAGCGCCGCCGTGTATCCCTGCGCCCGAATGTCGCTCACCTTGCAGTAGCCCGCTGGCGTTGCCGCGACCGTCTCGGCGGGGCCTCCCGTTGCGGTGTCCGGGTTCCAAGGGTACGCCCTGTACGGCTTGATGGCTCCGATGACGTACGTGTCTCGGAACACATAGTCGGTCGTGTCTTTGCCGATGGGCGGGCAAGCGCTGTCGGGAGCAACGGCGGTCCAGTTGCCGGGCGTGTCCTCGCGTTCGATGCGCCACAGCTTGAAGCCTGCATCGAGCAGCGGGTTCGGTACGGGGTGTCGCCACCGCAGGATCAAGCTGTCTGCCATGACGCCTCCTCGGTGCTCACTCCCCGTAGCTGCGCTTGCAGAGCTTCTTCAACGTCCTGACGGACAAGTCGAACTGCAGCGCCTCGCTGTTCACGAAGTCGATTTGCAGCGCGTCCCATCGCCCCTCGGGGTTCTCCGCCGTCGGGGGATCGTCGAACGTGAACTTGTACTCGACTGCTCGTCCGCGCTTCCATTCGACCGCCTTGACGACCTTCATGCCTTGCATGTGCGCGTACGCTGCGAAGGCTAGGTCGTTCGTCTCCTTGAACGCCGCATTACGCGGCTGTGTCTGTGTCATCCTCAACCCTCCACCTGTGCCGCTCGAGGCGGCTACTTCTTCTTCGCGGTCTTCTTCTTGCCGGTCTTTTTCGCTGCCGTCCTCTTCCCTTCCGCCTTCTTGCTCGCCTGCTTCTTGGCCTTGCGTCCGCTGTTCACCGGCGGTGCGGGCTTCGGTTCGGGCGGCGGCTCGTCATCGTCGTCGTCGTCGATGTCGAGGTCGAGGTCGTCGTCGGCTTTGAAATCGTCGTCGTCGTCGCCGTCGTCGTCGAGCACGCTCACGGTGCGTGCGACCGGCTTCGGCCCGTCTTCGATGGCGGGCGGCAGCGTCGGCTTTCCGGCGCGGGTTGCCGTCTCCGTCTCGTTGCGGACGAAGTCCTCGAGCTCGCCTCGCGAGTCGAAGGGCATGATCTCGAACTGCGGGAACTGCCGAAGCTCTTGCAGCTCCTTCTTGTCCTCGACAACCTTGATGGGGCACGGCTGACCCGGCACGCCCACGCGGTACTTCGTTCCGCTGTTCGCGCTGATGTAGTCGCGCATGCCGTGCCCGACTTTCCTGTTGAACGGCCTCAGTCTGACTGCGAAGATCATCTTCTGCCTCCTTTGAAGATCCCGGCGAGGGTTTCCCCCCGCCGGGTTCTCTCGTCTTCTACCTCGCCGCCGTCGCCTAGTAGCAGGCGATCGTCAGCTTGAACTTGGTTCCCGACAGGTTCGTGCCGTTGGGCACCTCCTGCCACGTCGCGTGTCCGCCGTCGCGCACGAACAGCTTGTCGTTGGCCTCGTCGTACCACGGCACGTACTGGCCGCACTCGAAGCCGATGATCGACAGACCGCTGAGTTCGATGCGGCCGCGCACGTTGGCGTCGGGCATCGAGGCCATCTCGGCCTGGATCGTGTCCTTCACGTCGGCCATGAAGTCGACGGAGCCGCCCGTCGGATAGGCGCTGTCGCCGTCGAACTCCATGTTGATGTTGAACAGCGGGGCGCTCGGCTTGAAGCCTGCGACATCCCCGAGAGTGATAGCTCCGATCGGCATTTCGATCTCCTTTTCTGTGAGCGGCCACGCCGCTCGTTTCTCTTTCCGTTCCCTCGGCCGCTCGACCTAGTCGAGCCTGTAGCCGATGTCGACGAGCGTGTCGGCCATCGGTGCCGCTCCACCGCCAGCGACGTACGTGCGCACGACGCTGATGAGGTCGCCCTGCGCGAACGTGACCGCCGCGCCGAGCGGCGAGGTCTGCACGTTCGTGCCTGCGGCGTTGTCGAGCGGGATCGCGGCGGACAGTGCGCTGACGCCGTTGATCTGGACGTCGCAGTCCATCGACTCGCCCGCGTTCGCGGCCGTGCCTGCCACCGCCTGCGCGATCGTGATCTGCCCGGCGGCGGGCGCGATCATGACCACGTCGGTCGCGGTCGCGGCGACGGCCTGCATGTGGCCGCGGCTTGCGTCGTCGGGACCGATGATCCCCGCTTCGATTTTGTTGATCTCGGTCTGCATCTCGCGCACGAGGCGAGCGAGGTCGCGCTCGGCGTCGTCGGGCGTCGGCCCGATGTTGCGCTGTCCCGAGAAGTGATCCAGTGCGATCAAGACGAGTGCCATCTTCGATTCTCCTTTCAGCTACGGCATAGCCGAAGCGGTCGCAGAGCTACTGCGTCTTGACGTTGATCACCTTCACCACCGCGTCCTCTTCCTCGTACACGAACCCGGCGCGGACGGTGGCGACCATGATCCACTCGCCGGTCGTGATGTCGCGATCCGTCTCGATGCGGACCTTGCGCCACACGCCCCACACTGCGTTCTTGGGATCGGTGAGCACGACGTTCGTGCAGTTGAGTCCGAGTCCGAGGTTGTCGGGGAACACCGGGATCGGCAGGATCGCGCGCCCGCCGTAACGCACCGGCGCGTCGGCCTCGAGGAACTTGTCGCCGAGCACCGTCGCGCGGTCGGCGAGGTAGTCGCGGTAATCGGTTTCCGCGTCCTCGCTGGTCATGAAGCGCTGCTTCGTGCGGTTGCGGTTGTACGGCGAGGGCATGGCCTTGATCGCCTGCTTGAGCATGCCCTTGTGGATCGGCACGGTGCCGCCGTTGACGACGTGCGAGGTCGCGCTCTTGAGCATGCCGTCGATGAGGTCGAGCACGGTGCCGGTCGCGCCAGCGGTGTCGCCGTTGACGGCCACGCGGTCCATGTCGAGCGCGACGTGCGCCGCCATCTTCTTCATGACGGTCTGCTTGAACTGGCCGCCCTCGATGTTGTCCTCGAGCACCTCGTCGTTGAGGCGGATCTCGCCCTTCATCAGGTGCGTGGTCAGCGTGACCTGCTCGGTCGTCGGCTTGGTGCGGTCGGCCGCGGCGAGCGCGCTGCCGCTCACGCCGGGGTGCAGCACCCACCCGTCGATGCCGACCTTGTCGATCAGCTTGGTGTGGCTCTTGGTGCCGATCACCTGGATCATCTTGAGGACGACGGCCTCCTCGATGATCTTGAGGACGAACTTCTCGCTCTGCTCGTCCTGCAGGTAACCGCCGTCGGCGATGAGGTCGGCGACTTCCATGTCGGCCTTCGCCATGATGCTCTTGTTCGTGATCATCTTCTTTCCTCCGTGAAGCTGTTGTCGTTCGGTTTCCTGCTACCCCGTCTGCTTCTTTGTGGCCTTCTGCGCGAGGTCACCACCCGACGCCCACGGCACACCGTCGTCGTCGTCGTCGCTCCTCTTCTTCTGTTGCTGCGCGACCATGCCGGTGACGAGCGCGGTCGGGCCACCGAGTCCCTTGCGGACCTTGGCCAGCTGCACCTTGAGCTTGTCGCGCTCCTTGCGGAGGTCGGCGTTCGCTTTGGCGAGCTGGTCGCGCTCCTTGGCCACGGTGTCGCGCTCCTTCTCGAGCGCGTCGCGGTCGGCCTTGGCAACGCGAAGGTCGGACTCGATCTCGCTCACCTTCTCGGTGAGCTGCTTCACGGATGGCGCGGTCCGTGGCGGATCGTCGACTTGCGCCTTCTGCGCGGGTCTGACCGTTGCGGCGGGCGTGCTCGCCCCGAGAGCGTCGGGCGACTCGAGAGCGAGGCTCACGATCATGTCGCCGACGCGCGAGCTGGCTTCGTCGAGCCAAGCGAGGGTGTCGACTGCTCCCTTGCTCGTGGCTCCGTCTTCGGGGGCACTGTCACCGCCGTCGTCTTCGGCCTTCTCCGCGATGCGGTCCTTCACTTCCTGCGGGAGCAGCGCGTCGATCGGATCGTTGGCGTCGAAGCTGACATCGACGTCCGAGTCGAGAGCGCGCTCGACGATGCGCGTGAACACCACGCGCTTCGACTGCTCCTCTGTGTACGTTCCCGCCGCCTGCTTGAAGCGTGCGAGCGCGTTCCTGATGCGCCCGAGATCGGGTTCGTTGTCGGCCTTGCCGAACGGGTACTTGAGGTTGACGGGATCGCCGTACATCGACTCGATTGTCGGGTCGCCCGACGGGTACGAAAGGTTCGCGTCCTTCTCGAGCGCCTCGATCCCGTACTGCTTGGCGCGAGCTTCTTGCGCCTTGCGCTTGTCCTCGTCGCTGGCGTCTGCGGCTGGTACGGCCTTCTCCGTCTCCTTGCGGGTCATGTTGCCGCCGCACTTCGAGCAGGTCAGCTCGTTGCACTTGACGCCCGTCTCGTGCGGCTCCTCGTTGCCGCATTCGACGCAGACGCAAACGCCACCCGGCCCGAGTCCCGCTTCGTCGGCCTTGACCACCTGAAACTTCTTCTGCCGGTTGGCTCCCGCCGTGACGAGCGAGACGAACTGCGGCTCGATGTCGGTGAGCCTGTACACCTTGTCGTCGTCGGGCTTTCCGTCTGCCTTGGCGATCCTGACTCGCTTGTCGCTGCGCATCGGTTCCTCCTACGCCGCTTCGAGCGGCACGCGGTTCGCTGTGCCGCCGATCGAATACGCGCCGAGGTCGCCAGCCTTGACTGCTTTCCAGAGGTCGTCGTTCACCACGCGAATCCCGAGCATCCACGAGCCTTCGAGAACGGTGTCGTCGCCGAGCTTGAACTCGCACGGTGCGATGTAGCATTCGAGGACACGCACGTCCTCCTTGCCGATCGCGCGCCACGAGTGCATGAGGTCGATCGCGCCGTAGTACTCCATCCAGACATGGCACGCCTTCCGCACGTCGCTCTTGGAGTAGACGTCGGCTTGCGTGTCGGGCTTGAACGGTGCGCCTTCTGTTCCGTCGGTCGGCTCGAGCACCATCGAGAGGACGAAGCGCTCCTCAGTCTCCTCGCCGTCGTCGGCCTTGTGCACGGTCGTCTTGGCGGAGTCGCAGAGCAGCGTGACGCCGTCTTTGAGGATCGCCCGGTTGATCTTGCGAATGGCGACGTAGCGGTCGAGCGACTTCTCGTAGCTTGCCTTCGTCGCCTGCTCGTCCTGTGCGGCTTCCGCGATCTTGCCGTAGACGGCAGCGATGCCGTCGGCGAGCGTCACGGTGCGGAACTCGGAGAACCACTTCGGGTCGAACTGGCGGAATCTCAGTTGCGTGTCCGTCTCGTCGACGCCGTAGTCGCCGAACGTGTCGGAGTGCTCGTCGATCCAGCCCTTGGCCTCGTCGACGGTGAACGTATCCTTCGAGAACACGAGCGACTGAATCGCCCACGTGCCGACGTCGCCGTCGGGCTTGCGATTGACCTCGGGCTTTCCGACCTCGGCGTTGACCTTGTACAGCGTGTCGTCGTCGACGGGCTGCACCACGATCTGTCCGACGAGCTTGGCGAGGTCGCCGTCGGCGGGGTCGTACTTGGTCATGCCGGGGCCAGCTACCTCGGCGGCGTGCTGGTAGAGGAGCGCGAGCAGCGTCTTGTCGTCACAGCCGAAGAACGAAGCAGGCACGCCGTCGCTTGCGTCCTTCTGCGCTGTGAAGATCCCGATCGTTCGTTCGCTCACGGTTTCCCCCTGGTTTAGCGGCCCTTGCGGATCGCCCGGTAGTCGTCGGTGTCGCTTCCTCTGTTCGGCGAGATGTCGACGCCGGACAGCCATTCGCCCTTGGCGGTGCCACCCTTGCCGTCGTCACCCTTGTCGTCGTCGCCCTTGCCGTCGTCGCCGTCGTCGCCCTTGTCGTCGTCGTCGCCCTTGTCCTCGATGACGTAGCCGCAGGACGGACAGGTCATCTTGCCCATCATGAGAGCGCCGCACTTCGGGCACTTCTCCGGCGGCTCGGCCTTGCCGGTGTCGTCGTCGTCGGCCTTGGCGGTGGCGATCTTCTCCAGCTCGGGCTTGACCTCGTCGACGAGCTTCGACAGCTCCTCGGCCTTGGCGAGCACGCCGACCGCGCCCTCGATCATCTCGCGCACCTCCCAGCCGGGCCACATCTTGTACAGCTCGTCGCTGGTCAGCGTCCCCTCCTGCACCTTGGCCTTGATGGAGTTGAAGCACGAGATCACGGAGTCGATCGCCTCCATCGCGAGCGCGGTCGTGACGGGCTTGTCGTCTTCCTTGCCGACGGTGCCGCCGTCGCCCGCGTCGTCGCCGGTCCCGGCGTCTCCGTTGCCCGCGTCGTCACCGGCGGGCGGATCGTCCGAAGCGCCGTCGTCGTTGACGCCGGTCGACGTGCGCCGGTCGAACGACGCCTTGACCGTCTCGAGCAGCTCGTCGAGCTTCGACTCGACTGCCGCGATCCGATCGTCGGCGCTGGCCTGCACCGCGACCTCGACGGCGACGTGGTCGTCGGCGCTGGTCTTGCCCTGCGCCTTGACGCTGTCGATGTTGCGCTTGAGCAGCGCGAGCCGCGCGGGGTCGAGGTTGGCGTCGAGAGCGGTCTTCTCGGCCTCGACGTGCTTCTGGAAGTCGGCGACCGTCATCGTCTCGAGCCGCGTCTTGCCGACGTCCACCTTGTCGGCGTCGGTCAGCGCGGTGATCGTCTTGCCGAGCTTGGTCAGCTCCGCCTTCTCGTCGTCGGTTGCTGTGCCGTCGGCGAGCTTGGCGGACAGCTCGTTCTGACGCTTGAGGATCGCGAACATCTTTTCGTTGAGCATCACGCTTCTCCTTGGCTTGGTGAGTACATCCCATCGTTGCGGGGCGGCTCGAACGTCCCTCCGTTCAGCTCCGCGCGCAGCGCGTCGGGCAACACGGCGAGTGCGCGGCTGGTCGAATAGCCGCACTCGTATCGGAGCGTGCGAAACCACTCGCACAGAATCTCCGTGCGCCTGTCGATCTCCGTCTGCGTCTGGATCTTTTCGCGAAACCCGCGACCCATTGTGCGCTCGTCTTCTTTGAACGAACGCTCGAGCGTGGCGCAAATGGTCTTGAACACCCGCACCGCGTCGGCCGGGCTTTTCACCAAGTCCATGAACGGATAGCCGTTCTCTACTTCGCCAAAAGGCTTGGGTACAATTATGTGCGCCATGACGATCTTAAAAATAACAGTCGCCACGTACGCATGTCAATTATGGCTTACTCACTAGTGGTACAGGGTATCCGTCCTCACTCGATGCCGCCTTCTATATAGTTGCTCTCGGCCTCCTCGCTTCTGGCTCGTCCGAGCGGCGGCGTGTCGCCTGCGACGTGTCCGATGCTCAACCCGAGCGCGGGCAGCAAAATCCGAAGTGCGCCGACCACTCCCTCGTACCCTTGCCAGCCGTTCACGGTGTAGCGGTCGCCCTCGGATCGGAAGCGCATCGACTTGAGATCCTGCCTCGCGAGGATCATGTCTGCGACGTGTCGAGCGATCGCCTCGTGGTCGATGATCGGCTCGACGCGAGCCTCGCCGTCGTACAGCGTGCCGTTCCAAGCCACGCGGACCACGACGACGCCGGTGTCGTCTTGTATCGGGATCTCGTAGCTCATGCGACGCCCTCGACGAAGTTGCCGCCGCTGACGGCGAGGAACAAAAGAAGCTGCTCGGGAACGCGCGCCCACAGGTTCGCGATCTCGATTGGGTCTTGTCGAGCGATCCGCTGCGCTGCCATCGCGAGGAACTCGCTCGGTCGTCCCTTGAACAGGTGCGCGATCTCCTTGCGGGTGAAGCTGCGCCGCGCGTCGTACTGCTGCTCGAGCCACGCGCGGTCGTAGCCGCGGAGCGCTCCGTCGTGCTGGTCGAGCCACGGCCCGCGCAGCGCGTACAAGCCGGGCCGGATCATGTGCAGCGTGCCGGGCAACGCGAGTCGGTTGCGAACGGTGTCGATGGCTTCTAGGTTTCGCCCCCACCGCTCGACGACGTGCGCTGCGGCGTGGACGAACTGCGGAAACGATTGCTGGCTCATGTTCGGTACGACGACGAGGTTGCGCTTCGGGTAGTAGGTCGCTCGAGCGCCCGCC